TCATGGTCGTTGCCTTTCGTGTCATCTGTCTCTTACCTGATGTAATTATATAGCATATCAATGATACATGCAAGCATTTTAGTGACCAATTTTCAATGAGTTTTGTGGTAGTATGAAATGCGAATTCAGCGGTCATTAGATATCGTAATCCGTGCCTGCCTGATCGCACTGCTCGATGCGCATCGTCATCACTGGCATACATTACTGCAGAATAGATGCCAGTGAGAGAAAAGCAGAAAACCAAAACCACATTGCTCTTGGAGCAATGTGGTTTTAGTACAGATGACAGACGCAGGAAAGGAAACTGCACCGTCATGCAAATTGTATCACTGTGATGCAGTTCTGCCAAGAATAGGACACCACAGTGATGCCAGAATTATACTATGGCTTTGCAGGCCATGTCGTAACATTCCAGATCAGGCCATCAGTGATGTCTCGCAGTGCTTGTCGATACGTCTGCCATGCTGCCACAGTCTGCGCATCCAAGCCGACATCAGGAAGTTGCGTATAGTCACAGTCTGCAAGTTTCTGATTGCGCACCAGTCGCAGTGCGCTCATTGCCTGAGCTTCAGTGTATGGCCGATCACTGACGATTTCGCCTTCTGGCACTGCGTCATATTGATTGCCTTCGTCATCCCAATACTCAAATGCAATGCTGTCAGGCATGAAAATTCGATAAATCATATCATTACCATGTGTAGGATTGGCGATTCTGATGCACTGTCTTCTTCTGTTACCTGCAGTGTGTGTGTCGCTGTAGTCGTCGTTGCTCGATACTGCACCACATCGCCAGATTTAAAGAATCTGCAGACAGAATGCATAAATTTCACATCCTTTTGGCCACCAGTGCCCATTGAACAAACCTCCACAGCATTGACGCGCAAATCTCCATGGATGTTGTCTCTTGTGCTGAGTGTGCCAATAACTGTGATTAGGTAGTATCCTGCGATTGGCACAGTGATTGACGATCCTGACCATGTCATACCACCAGCAACATCAATTTCATCCTGCCATGTGACTGTGACGCCAGCAGTAGTGATGCTGAGCGTGCTTGTGCGAGTGAGACTGATAAACACTGCATTGTCTGCGCGCTCTAACTGCACAATCCTTTCGCGCAGTGCTTGCTCATTGCTGGCTGTGAGATAGCTAGATGTTGGATAGGTCAATTTGCACCTCTTCAGCACCATTGGAAGACATCGCCAGTGATACTGCGTAGATTTTGCGAGACAGAGTCTCTGAAGATGTGACTGCGATGCTTACCAGATCTCCCAAGAAATAATCTCTGCCATATCGCCATGTCGAGGATTGCAACACCTCAACATCATACGATTTTACTTTTCGTTGTTCCTGATTGTATCTGCGTTTCGCCACAGATGTCAGTTGAGCGACTGTCGTGCTATCGCTTCCCTTGACCATGGCTTCTCGCAGATCGGTATTAGTAGGTGCAGAAGATGGCCATGCACTGCGCAGATTGTTTTTGTCTTTTCCTTTGCCCACTGCAATGATGTATGTTGGATAATTTACCAAGCTGGACTGCTTGACCAGTGTGCCAAGAGTGCCATTGAGCTGACTAAGCTTCACATATGACCGCCGATCTGCACCAAGAGTCGAAGCATAGAAAAGGGAATATCCAAGACTGGCAACATCGAAATTGACTTTAAAATCTATGCTGCCAACATCTGCAATTTTCTGCATCGTCAGAAGCAGATTCTCGCCAGAACACGTCAACGCCATGGATGCGCCAATGCTCAAATCGACAGCATCTGTCGCTGTGTTGATGCGACCATCAGTCCATCGTTGCAATCCTAAAGCATATCTACGTGTCAATGCTGCTGTGATGTATGGCGAATTTCCTTCTGCATCTGATCCAACATTTGTATTCCACAGTGCAGTGATGATTGACGATGCTGTTGGATAGGTAGCCACAGTGAATTGCGAGACACCTCGCATGCTTGGATACCATGCCACAATACGATCCTGCAGAATGCACATCGCATCAACTGCAGTCACAGTCAGCATGCGATTCTGTCCAAATTCTCGCGTCCATGCGCGTATGAATCCAACAAACTCTTCATACGCATTCATGCCAGCAGATGCATCTGCGCGTGTGATCGACACGATGTATCCATAGTCCAAATCAGCGACGACTGGCGCATCAAGATTCACTGTGAATGTGGCGATGCTTGGAGAATTGATTTTATGCACAATCGCCAGATTCAATGGTGTGACGATGCCAAGAGCAGTGCCAGTATCGTCGTATAGTTTTATGACGTATTGAATCGCCATGGCTATGCTCGACTAATAGTGAAGATACCAGAAGCAAATGATTGACCTGCCAAACTGCTAATTGCAGTAATTTTGATGACATCAGTCACAGCAGTTGTCGCAATCAGAGATGTCTGCGTCATGGTGTGCGATGATCCACCTGACGAAGCCATACGTGTGGACTGGATGTTAGTACCATTTAATGTGATTGCCAAAACACGATTGCCTGTGGTGCCTGACGTAAAATTACCGTATGCATTCACCAGATACAAACCAATACGACGCACAGTGATTTCGCCAGTCGTTGTATTCACACTAAAAATATTGTCTGCAGTCGTTGATGGCGAGGAATAACCAGTGATGTCATATGACGTGTTTGCAGTCGTCAGTGTGGCAGTGCCACCAGACATCGTTGCATAGGATTGGTATGGCAATTGCGTCGTTGTGCCATACATCGCATACGATTGCGCAATTGCAGTAATCGACGCGCCAGAAACCGTCACAGTGCCCAATGTGACATACGTCTGACCAGATAACTGTGCATTAGTAGCGACTGCAAGACGCACAGAGTATGTGCCCACAGTCGTGCCAGCAACACTGCGCGAAACCGTCAATGATCCTGCAGTGCCATTGACGATGACGACGACATTGTATGTGGCATTGGCCAGTGTAGAGATGTTGATTGATGATGATGTGGTGTTTTCGTAGAAATAGCCACCGACGACTGCTGCGCCATCAGCAATGGCGAGTGTTGCTGAGCCAGTGCCTGACATCGCCATTTCATTCCCTACCTGAAGCACGCCATCACTGAGAGTCTTCGTCTCCATGGCAGTCAATCGACTGCTGGCATATCCCGATCCCACATTACCATCACCATATGCTGCGCCAGTACCTGTGGCCATTCCAATTGATTGTTCTGCCATGTCAAAACTCCCTTATATACCGACGTAGCGATCATACCAAAACATCGTTACCTTAGAATCAGACGTCGTGCCAGTCGCACTGACTGAGAGATACTGCAGACCTGCATCAAATGTCGGATCTGGATACAATCCCCAATTAATCAAATCGCTGTAGATGCTGAGCGATGCGAATTGCGAGATGCCTGCAGTATCAACGACAGTCTTTTTGCCATATCGCAGGTCAATCGTCCAGATGTCTCCAGCTGGCACTGATGATGTGAATTGAATCATACGACCTGCGCCATCGACCAGAGTGAGATTCGTCAAAGGCCCAACACACTGCAGGATTGGAGATGCCATGACTGTGCCAGTGTACGCCACAGATATCGTGTTATTGACTGACTCTGCGCCATATGGCACTGGATACGGTTTGGGATATGGTGTTGGTGTTCCATACTGTGTATACGTCATCTGTTGCACATTTTGTGTGCTGTTGTACCATGTCGGATCATCTGCGCGAAGCTGGATAATTGCTCGAACATTGAAATCAGTGTTGGATGCATCCATCGATGCGCCAGAAACTTTGACGTCAATGCTACGTGCGAATACGTATTCTGGATAAGGATTGTCAGGATCAAGAGTATGTCGCAGTGTTGCTGTGTCGTTTCCGGGTTTAAACATCTGTATCAGGTTTTCGCGATTGGTCGTCATCTCGCCATAGTTTGTGCCAGGTATGACAATGGGCAGATTGATGACACGAGGATTGATGCGATAGTCAACGTCTGTGTCGCCATCTTGGAATGGGCCTCTTTGCACAATGCGTGTGATCGGTGCAATGCCCCAATTGACTGCACCAGTCACATACAGAGTAATGCCAGAATAGCCGCCATTAGGAACATTGAATTCCCATGTGTGTGTACCGCGAATGAATTCGAGTTTCATTGGCCAGCTCCAATCGTCATCATCCAAGCTTTAGCATCGCTGATCAATGACGATTCTGATTGTTGGCTTCCATAGTTAGCAGTCATGTTGAGATAGTATGTGGTGCCATTGGAATTGGTCGATCCTGTCAATGATGCGCGTCCAGTCGTTGATGGTGCATCGTCACCTTCGCCATCGCCACCACTACCTTGACCAGAGAAATACGATGTCACTGCTGACCATGCATCTCTCGCAGCCTGAAGCAGTGCATCCTTAATCCATGATGCTCCACTCTTGATGCCATCAGCGATGCCTTGCACCATGTCAGTGCCAAGCTTCAACACTGTTGGTCTGATCTCTTCAAAAAACGTCAACAGATTCTTGTCGAGTGTTTTGAAGAATCCCCATAAATCCTCCAGTGCAGTGCCCACAGTTTTTTTCATGGTTTCAAATGCACCAGAGAAATCGCCTTTGACCAATTGTGACAGTGCAGTGAGAATGCCTGTGACTGCATTGATGACAATCGTTGCAACAGAAAGAAATGTGTCCAATACCGTCTGGATGTATGGCCACATGATAGTGAATGCCTGGCT